CTACCATCCATCACATAGTTGGTTTCATATGTTTGGTTTATTTGATTATAAAAATTAAACATATGTGTAACCTTACTAACATTATTAACGAGTCTCTTACCAAATCTTACAATTTCAAAATCAATTGGTTCTTTAATAACCTCATCCAATACCTCATTCAGATACTTATCAATAGTATCTCCCCTATTTAAAAAATCCCAATTTTTAGATATAGGTAAAACAATATTTTTACCATTTGCAGGATTGTCTAACAATATTTTTATTTTATTCACATCCATCTACAGTTGGTTCTTGTACTTCGTTTATTGTTCCACTTAATATTTTATCTTCACCTCTCAGTTTAAATATAAAATTTTCATATGGGTAGTGCTTTCCATTCATAAATGGAAAATCTACCCCAACATTATCACCGTCAATAAATCCAAAGGGATATAAATCCCTCCAAATAAATGTGTCATTTATCTCATTATAATAAGCATAAGAAGGTATTCCACTAGTTATTTTTGCAGGCTTTTCCTCAATATATTCAGAAAAAACTCTTATCTGTATTGGATAGTGAACTTTGTGGTAATATCCAACAGGATTAGATATATTAGTATTAATACTAAAGAGTGATTGGTTATATACTATTTTATGGTAATAATCCGAAATTACTCTTTCTTTTTGTTCATAGTCATTCCACTCACAAAAATCTCCATACACTAAATCACCAACACTAAGTGGTTTCGTATAATTAAATGCGAATTGTTTACCATCAACATTTTTTAAATTAGTTTCAAATTCTAAATTAGTATATGATTCAGATTTGTTTCTATCCCACCAATTAGTTGGAGTTTGACCCGAACCTAAATTAAATTCCCATCCTTGTTTAAGAGACACAGTTGACAAATCTCTACTTGGGTGAAACCACCCAAAATACCCTCGATTTATTACTGTAAAAAATAATTCACTAACCGGTCGTTTTTGATTATCTAATAAATCTTTAATTGAAACAAAATTATTAAATGAAACATTGTATGAATCTGAACCCTCTTTGAATGATGTGGATTCATTTGTATTATTTATATTTGGAGAGGTTGCAGGTATAACTCTTTTTCTAACATTTCGGAATGCGTTTTGGTCAAACCCAGTTTTAGTAATTGTAGTCGCAGTATAATCTGTTAAAATTTTATGAACTCTAACATAATATCTTGATTTTGTTTCCGCCGAAAAATCAGAATTTAAAATTCTTTTAAATTGACCTGTTCTGTTATTGAAAAAAGTGGTGTCACCAATGTATCCAATATCAATTATTGTGAATATTTTTTTTTCAGAACCAAATAACCCATCACCTAAACTATATACTTCAAATACACTCTTACCATTATATGAAAAATCAAGTTCAACAAATTCACCAGATTCTAAACCATGGTCAACAGGACATGTAAATTTCCACACTCTCTTACCATTGAATTTGGTTATATTCATTTTATATGGTATACCATTTCCACTCGTAAAATTAATTTCAACTCCATCAACATCATATGACATAGGAACATTATCATCATGTGAATCAACATATGATGATTGTATATACCAATTATATTTATCTAAGTTTTTATTAACAAAATTAACATGTGGGTTATCTCCAGAAGTATATCCAACCGAATTATTATCGGTCCTAAGAAAACTAAACTCTTGGTATTGGGGAAACCCTCCCCAAGGTATAACTTGTTGGGTCCCGTTTACTGTTGATAATGCTCTGTAATATTCTTCATTAACATAATATAAATTATTGTTAAAAGGTTCGTAAATCTGTCCTTGATTATACGCACACTGCCCTGAATAACTATTTTTAAAAATAAACTGAAATTTTGCAGTTGGTACATACTTGGCAGACTTTTGTCTTTCTTTGTCGTACAAAGCAACCAAATCTATCACAGGTGAGCGACTAAATTCCTCAATTTCTTTACTTTTAGAACCAAGTACAACTGTTGAGTTAATTCCGATGTCATCAGCCCCCTGAAATCTCAATTCACCTTTTATGAAGGTAGTGTCAATACTGTTTAATTTCTTCATATTGTATCGGTATCAATATATTTAGTCACAAACCTATCATAACTACTCGAACCTTTAATTAGTCCGAAATAAAAGAAGAAAGGCATACCTACAGTTCTTACATTATCATTCCAACCAACAGGCTCGTATACTTTATAATTACCATCAGCTTCATAATTAGTAATAAACCCTTTATAGAATCTACCCTGAGTTAGTATATTATCGGGGGCGGGATATTTGTTATTTGATACATCTAACCTATCTAGTTTCTGATATTCAAAACTTGGAAATACATCATATCCTGGTATGTTATAGTCTTGTAACGAAGTTAAAGTTCTATTATTTTGAGTACCAAAGGTATACATAGTATTTTCCCACTCAACTCTCCATTTATAATATGGGACTTCTTGAGTTTTAACCGGTAATTCTTCATAGTCATAAACATTGTTTGGGCTAGTTGTACCATTAACATTCCAAATTTTCCTTCTTGGGGATAAATAATCCCTTAATTGGTCATTTGATTCAAAAAATATTCCAAAAGTTGGTTTTGGAGGATTAAGTTCATCATCACCAAAAAATACAGCACCTCCGACAGCATCTTCACTTGTAAATTTTTCAACACCAAATTCAGAGTTAATTGAGATTGTTTGTGCGTAATCACCATCAACCAAACCAGGTAAACCTAAAAAATTATACCCGTTACCCCATCTTGTGTTTTGAAAGAATAAATTAACAATCGGGTCTGAACTTACTACTCCAGGTGGAACTCCAGTACCTACGGAAGTCGCACTACCAACTATAGGTCCAAATACTGAAGCGATTTGTTTTATCATACTTAGATTGGTTAATCTACTTAAAACAAATAAATTTAAAATTTCAGTATTATCCCCATATGATGTTGAGTCTAAATCGGACATAATATAACCATCAAATTGGTTACTGTAAGAAAGTTCTTTAAGGTATCCAACTTTAGGACCTAAATCAATCAATGTTGTAGGGTACATTAACTGATATTCATTACCCCTTATTTGAATTGCCGCGTCCGTATTGACTGGTCTACCAATAAAATAACCATTATTTAAATTGTAATTACTAAAAACTTGAGAATATGTATTAGCATAAGGAGTTACTCTATAATAATAATTGTCGGTTGGGTCGTGAACATAAACCAATTCAGTACAATATTTTCTTACAGGTCGATTCAATGCGTTATACCTCACTTTATTTCTAAATGAAAATGCAAACAATGTTCCATTGACCCAAGCATTTGAGAAGGTGTGGTCAAAAACTTCATTACAAATTGCAATATTAACTTTAACCCTGTTTGACCATTCAGCAACCGATGCAAAATCCCTAAGAAGAGATAAAACAGGTTTACCAACTAAATTATAGCATCCTCGACCATATTGAAATATTTTAAATGGTTCTCCCAATCCAAACGAATTCGCAAGAAAATCAGGAATTATACTTTGTAAATCACTTAACGCCTCAGTACATAATGGATATCCCCCAGGCTGAGCTGGTGGGTCAATGGTTACAAATCCATTAGTGTTATTATAACAGTACTCATTATCCGCCCCTTGGTTATCGTTACTTTTAAAATTAACAGCCTTAGTGCAATCAGTTAAAGACTCTAATAACGCAACTATATTTCCATCTTCTAATTCGGAATCAGAACCTTCACCTTCAGGTGTTATTTCTTCCGATGGGTCAGAGTCATTATCCCGACATTTACATCTTTCACATCCATCCTCTGTAAACAATAAAAGAGGTAAACCAAAATTCTTTAATGGATTTTCTAATTCTGGAAGGTCTAATTCAGGAATAGGGTTTATTGGTGTGTCATCATCACAAAAATCAGGGACTGGTAAATTTGGGAGTAACGCCTTTTCATTTATCCTATAAATTAAATCACAAAAACCAAATATAATGTTATTAATGACATTAATAATTGCATTTATTGGTGCTAAAATTAAATTAACTACAGTCTCAATAAACACAAATAATATATTAACAATAGTAATTATAAACGCCAACACCAATGATATGGTATGTAAAGCCGCAAGTAATGGATATAAAAACAATGTTAAAGCCCCAAATATGAATATGAATATATTAACTAAAAACTTGTTCTTATATTTCGTATCATTAACAGGGAATGTATTATAAGTCCCCTCACATTCAGTATCTGTGATTTGTTTTATCTGTAAAGCTCTCGCAGGTCTTGATGGTAATACAGACCTATAGTTACTATACCTATCAATATGTTGTGAGACGCTGTAAACTTTATTAAAACTAAATTCATAAAAAGTGTCTCGACAATTAATACCATCATCAGGATTAGCATAGTCATCCCAACTTAAACTAAATGCATATGATTGTTCAACTAAGAATTTTCTAGCAGGAATAGGTGTAAATTCAATTTCCCCGACTTGAGAATTGTCTTCCTTTGTAATCTCTATTTTTACCAATGCCGATTGTCCGTATAATTTGTACATTGGGATTGCTTGTAAGAATTCGGGTCTTTCGACAAATCCTTCTTCAGGTGTAAAAGTATAGACTTTGTATGATGTAACATTGGTAAGTTTACCAAATCTTAAAACTTGTTCACTATAAGAAGCACTTGGTAGAGTTGAAAAAAGTTCGGAGAACTGTAACTCAAATGGGGTACCATCTTCAAGCATTGCCGGGTCATTTGGTCGTCCATTTGAGAATGTTGAATCGTCCGGGTCCCATCCATATTCTTTAATGTTAGGTACTAAAAAATAACCTCTTTTAAATTCTAAATTAGGATTTGGTGGTTGTTGCCATTTTACTTTGAATCTGTATCTACCCTTTGTTGGTATCCCCACTTTAGGGTCATTAGACAATACTCTATCCCCATTTTCATCCGTATACACATACTCAAGATTCATAGGAATCTCGGTTAACCATGTGCCATTTTCATCGATTATCTTACCTGAATTTTCTAACTTATAAACTTCTAATACAGGATTACCATAAGAATCATTGTAAAAATTATGTCGTATCGCCTCTATTTGTCCCGGTCCTGATGTTAATGAACATAACTCACCAGTTTTAGATTTAACTCTACATTTTTTTTTGACAGTTTGTTTATCGTCCGTTGAGATTATAGAACCCATAAAAACAGATGTGGGTTGTATTTTAATATTTGCTTCGGTAGTTAAATCAAAGTCAACCCTACCAACATTAAAATCACAGATGTCTTTATCCCCATAAAAAGGACTAACTATAATAGTTTTAGCCAAAGTTACAATTTGAGGTAATACTGAGTAATTTTCATCAAACCTAAACTTAGTACCATCAACGGTATCCTCTGTAGCATTCCCCATTCTTATTAAATCTTGAGGTGTCAGTGAAAATTCCCCCATGTCCGACAAATCAATTTGCATAAAAATAGTTTGTTGTCCAAGAGGAATACCGTATATCATGTAATCTCCAGCATCATTAGTTTTTGCCGTAAACTTATAATATTTGTCGTAAATATATTCCGCAGTCTCATCCTGTAATACATCTAATCTATCAGGGAATGTACCAACAGGAACATGATTAGAGTGAGATTTATTATATGGTAATAAATTATATTTATAACCATCCTCATTGACTGTTGTTAAATCAGTATATGGATAAATTGCACTTACTAAAGGATTATTTAAATCCTCATCTTCCACAGGTATAAAAATAGATACTCTAGCATTTGGTAAACCGAGTCCTCTATTACAAAAAACTCTACCACACACCACACCATATTGTCCACAATCTCTTGTGTAAACATCCTTTTGATAAATTTTAAAAGAAAGTACTTCGAGCATGTCGAAGTCTTGGTCTAATTTAATCTGTAAATTGGTGTTCTCACCAATTTTTGTTCTAATTCTATAAGATGATTGCATATATTTTCATAAATAGTTTATTTAAAATTTTACAAAAATAAATGCTGAATGATTTTATTATCCTAAATTCGTTGTTGCTAAATTTTGAATTTGGACAGTAATATCAGTACTTGGATATCTGACTTGATATATTTGAGTAGGTTCCGCAAAAATAGTTTCATTAATCAGTCCTATTTGTCTTGTTGTAGAATCAGAGTATGGTTGTGAAGTTTGAGATGACGAATATTTACCTCCAACTTTATTAAAAAACTCAATATTATTAACTGAAACAATACCCGTCAAATTCTGAACTTGACTTCTTAATTCTGAAACATTTATGTTTTGACCTAATAATCTAGTTTTAGGGTCTAAGTAAGCAGCAATCGTATTAACAACACTAGCAATTACCGAACCTTGGTTTTGAGTTGACAATAATGACACATAAATGTTAACCGACAAATCAATCACTTGCGCTGATTGGACAAAAATATAATCATTTATCATTCGGTAATTAGACAAATATGTCGCAATATTACTTCTTAAAGTATTAGAAACATTAGTTGTTAGTTTACCGTCAGTATCGTAAGATAAAATATTAATTTGTATTTTATTATCAATTTCAGTTATAGCAACTTTAGCAGGTGCTCCAAACTGTGATGGCATTCTTCTTAGTAACGCCTCGTAATCATTAATTGTGACCGCTCTGTTTTGAGCGGAAAAATTAAACCCGACCAAATTCCTAATTTCCTCAACAGATAATTCATTACCACCTCCGATAGCCGCGGTAACATTATTACACTGTAATGAACCAATAATTTGAGCATTTAATGTAGTACTTGGTCCATTAACCGCAAAATCAACTGTACCTATTTGATTAATAACTCCAACCCCAACATTGGTTGACAATCCTCCACCAGTACGATACTGTATAAATAAAGTGGTGTTAGGTTTTAGTGTCGAGCCAAGTGAATAGTTATTTTGGTACTTACCCAAATCTAACGCGATTCCATTTCTCGCAAAATCCCTTAATAAATCATCAGTCGATGTGTTACCTCCACCAAAAACCATTTTCAAATAACCTTGTGGAGTATATTCAGTAATAAACCTATTTTGAGTTTGGATGTATCGTCCGACTTTAATCCCCGCACTATCACTTGGTTTTGTGGGGTCCTCAACAAAGATTCTATCTTCAGCCAAGGCTTGTACTTCATACCATTTATCTGTACTCGATAAAAATTCTTGTGATGATGGGACATTAGTATAATTCAACCCATCCTTTAACAAAACATTAGTCACTCCTAAAACATTGTTATCGGGTAGAAATAATTCATAGAAAGGTCTCGCTTCAGAATTTGTTATTGGTTTTTTAAAAACTTTAGTTATACCATTAACAACAACTTCTCGTTTTAAAATAGTATAATTAATAAGGTTATCATTACCATCAAAATTTGGTATTTTTAATCTGTTAGGGAATCCTTGTTGGTCAACAGGCGATGCAAAATCGATATCATAAACTGTCTCAAATATTTGACCAGCACCTAATACTTGACTACCCATTCTCAATATACCACAATATCTTAAATCCTCTTTATCACCATTTGCAGGTACTGTTATTGAGAAATCGACAACCGCAACTGACGGTCTTTTTCCTGGAATTTTTAATCCGTATGTTCTAGCAATATTAAATATTGACGACCTTTGTTGTGCAAATTGTAATACAGTCTCTTGTAAACTTCTATCAATGTGAAAATGTAAATTGTCAGTTACCGCAGCATTTAAATCCATTAACACACTGAATACTGCAGCGTCATTAAAATTTGATACTAAATCAGGATAATAACTTTTAGTAAAATTTTCAAGTTCTTTTCTTATACCTTGGAAATCTCTAATTGTATAAGATATTTGTTTGTTAGCCATATTATATGTTAATTATTATGAAGTCTTTAGAATTGAACACATCGTCAGTGATGGTGTAATCAATTCTAACTTTAGCGGTATATTCTTTATCGGTTCTTCCGGGTATATTGTATGTTTTAGTGTCTGCTCCTCCAATTGGTACTGATAATGTTGTTTCAGTATCATCATCAGTTGCGGGATATACATTTATTGAGTTAACCAATAAATTAGGGATATACTTTTCAACAGAATCTCGTATTTCCGCTTCAATATCATTAAATGTTGGTCCATCCAAAGGTTCAAAAATATATTCATACAATCTAGTACCAAAGTCAGGTAAAAAGTATCTACTACCCTTTCTTGTTAAAAGTAAATGTATTAAATCAGTCCTTAATTCTTCCTCGGCATAATCGGATAAATCTAAGTACTTACCATCAAAAGATTCCCTGAATGGGAAATTAATACCATATGTTTTACCGTTTGCCATATGATATAAATATAATGTCGAGTTTTTTTCAGTAAATCTATAATAAAATAAAAATCCCGACTAATCGGGATTTAAAATTTAAGATGAACATCCAAAACAATCAAAGTCACTATTTTCGGGTTTTGGAGGTAAATTCATATAACTGTAATCTACCTTTGGTGGTTCAGGGGTTGGATTTGGTTTGTTGATTTTTGAAACATCAACCGCTAAATGTTTTGCCCCTGTTGAAATCGCTTTTGTTCTAACATAGTAACAAAGTGTTTTCAAACCTTTTTCCCATCCATAAAAATGTGAAGAAGAAATCTTTGACAAAGTTGGGTTACCCATATAAATGTTCATTGATTGTGATTGGTCAATGAATGGAGCTCTGTCCGCAGCCATTTCAATCAATGACTTTTGAGAAATTTCCCAAATCGTCTTATACTTCTGAATCAAATGTTCAGTTCTTTTAACTTTTGAATTGTATTTCTTATCCTCTAAATCGAGATAGTTATTGAAATTAATATTCTGAATTGAACCTTCGTTCATGATAATTTCATTCTTCAAATCTTCAGACCAAATTCCAATCTTCTCAAAGTCGTTAATTAAATACTTATTCACAATCATAATCTCTCCACCAACCACACGACGGTTAAAGATTGCCGAGTGAGCCGGTTCTGTCATTTCATATGAACCTGTAATCTTAGCTGAAGACGCCACAGGCATTTGAGCTGTAAATAGTGAGTTACAAACACCATATTTACTAACATTCTGTTTTAAAATTCCCCAAGGCCATCTACCTGATAACTCATCTTCATTCAATCCCCACATATCAAATTGGAAATTACCTTGTGACATAGGAGAACCTTCAAAGTGTGAGTATGGTTTGTATTTACCATCCATACACAGTCTATTACTTTCAGTGATTGCCGCAAAATAGATAGTCTCAAAAATTTCTTTATTTAATTTACGAGCTTCATCAGATGTGAAGATGTAATCCATCAAATAGAATACGTCTGCAAGACCTTGAGTACCAATCGCAATGGCTCTTTGAGCAAGTCCTCCAATTTTACCCTTTTCAGTTGAGTAGTTATTAATGTCAATAACTTTGTTCAAAGCTCTTACAACTTTACGAGTTTCCTCATACAATAATTGGTGGTTGAATTCCCCGTCTTTAACAAAGTTCTTCAATACCATAGACGACAAAGTACAGATTGCTGTAGTGTCCTCATCAGTATATTGATAAATCTCATTACAAAGATTTGATTGTTTGATTACACCAATGTTTTGATGGTTGGTCTTCTTGTTAGCATTATCTTTAGAACATAGATATGGAACACCTGTTTCAATTTGTGACTCAATAATCTTATTCCAAATTTCCTGAGCCTTAACCTTTTTACCAATACCTAACTCAACCGCCTTATTATAATTAGTTTCGTATTCATCACCATAACATTCTTGCAATGCTTTGATTCCGTTCTTTTTAATATCATTAGGACAGAACAAATACCAATCATTATTATCCTTTACCGCTCTCATAAAGTTATCAGGAATCCAAAGTGCGGTGAATAAATCACGAGCTCTTAGTTCTTCTGCACCTGTGTTCTTTTTAATCTCCAATAAATCAAAGATGTCTTTGTGCCAAGGTTCCAAGTAAATCGCCGCAGAACCAGGTCTTCTTCCTTGTTGGTTAAAGAAACGAAGTGACTCATTAACAATCTTCAAATACTTCAATAATCCACCTGCATATCCTCCTGATGAGTTAATACGACTTTCCTTACTACGAATGTTTGACATACAAAGACCAATACCCGCAGCATCTGATGAATATGTTGAGATGTCTCTCATAGTATCCAAAAGACCTTCACGAGAATCCGCATCGTTATATTTCAATACACAAGATGCAAGTTGTGGTGTCTTTGTACCAGCGTTAATCATAATTGGAGTTGCCGGTGATATAAGTTGGTTTGATAACGACTTATAATACTCAACAGCTTCCTCAAATGACTTAGTCACCCATAGAGCAACACGCATATACATATGTTGAGGTCTTTCAATTGTCTTGCCACTTGGTAGTTTCAAAAGATACATTTCTTGTAGGGACCTCCAAGCAAAATAGTCAAAATTATAATCATTATCGTGATTAATAATTGCATCAATATTACTTGGTCCATACTCCTCAATGGTTTCCATTAACTTATCATTAATGACACCCTCCACATGTAAGGTATGCATTACATTACAGAAACTTTCATCGGTTTCTTTATGATACGATGAAATAGCAACTGACGAAGCCAAACGAGAATAGTCATGATGACTACCTGTAAAAGCCGCAGCAATTTCGTAAATTAACTTATCCAAATCTTTAGTAGTAATAACCCCTTCAGTTGGAACTGATGTGATTACTTTAATAAAGATTTCATCAGAATTAACATTCAACCCTTTTGAGGCTCGTTTAATTCTTTGATAAATTTTTTGCGGGTTGAACGACGCATCGTCTCCGCTTCGTTTTTTAATTCTAAGTGACATCATAGTTTAAAAAGATAGTAAATTAAAAGTCGTCAGTAAATGAGAGAGACTCATTTAATTTCGCTTTTTGATATTCGACTGTTCTTGACTCGAAGAAATTACCCTTTGTTTCAACCGCAATTTGTTCCATGAATTTGAATGGTTGTTCTACATTAAATTGTTTCTTACATCCCAATTTAACTAGTAATCCATCAACCACAAATTCCAAATATTGTTTCATTAAATTTTGGTTCATACCAATCAATGAAACAGGTAATGATTCTGTAATAAATTCTTTTTCAATTTCCAAAGCCGATAAAAGAATTTCTTTAATTCTCTTTTCACTTGGTTTGTTCTCAACATGGTTATTCAACAAGTGAATTGCAAAATCACAATGTAAGTTTTCATCTTTGAAAATCAAAGAGTTTGCGTTACATAAACCTTGCATAATCCCACGAGACTTTAACCAGAAGATTGAGCAGAATGAACCTGAGAAGAAAATACCTTCTACTGCCGCAAATGCCACAAGTCTTTCTTGGAAAGATGCATTCTCAATCCAATCCAAAGCCCATTTGGCTTTCTTTTGAACTGCGGGTAGGTTATCTAATGCGGTGAAACATTTGTTCTTTTCTTCCTCATTTGAAATGTATGTATCAATCAATAATGAATACATCAATGAGTGGATGTTCTCCATCGCAAGTTGCATACCGTAGAAAAACTTCGCCTCAGGATATTGAACTTCTCTATAAAAGTTTTCAGCCAAATTTTCATTGACAATACCGTCAGATGCCGCAAAAAATGACAATACATTTTTAACAAAATATTGTTCATTTTCTGAAAGATTTTCCCAATCTCTAATGTCACCACTTAAATCAACTTCTTCAGCGGTCCAAAATGCCGCTTGGTGCATTTTATAATATTCCCATATATCATTGTATTGGATTGGGAAAATCACAAATCGGTTTGGGTTTTCTTTTAATATTTTTTCCATAATTTTTTTTTACTTCTGTTTTAATAATTATACCTGTTTTTGTTTTCTTTGTTCCATAATTTCTTTAATTCTGTTTCTTTTTTGTTCCTCTTTTTGTTCTTCGAGTCCCAAGAATGTAACAGAACTTTCTGTATCAATA